ATTGTCTAAAGGAGACAAATTATGGCTAATATAGATGCAGCATTCGGTCTTCGTCCTTACGAAAGAACCGGATCAAACTATAACAACCAAGGCGTTAATGCGTATCCTATTAACTTCGACGGCGCGAGTTCAGGTACTACCAGTTTGATTTGGACTGGTACTCCAGTTATACCTCTGGCTAGCGGATTAATAGATGTACCTGGCGCTGCGGCAGGCGGTACAGTTCCTTTGTTAGGCGTTTTCATGGGTTGTAAGTATATTGCAACTGATGGAACTCCAACGTGGGCACCATACTGGCCTGGTTATGCGGCGGTTAAAGCCGAAACTGAAGCTATTGCATATGTAGCAGATAATCCTGACGCATTATTCGTTATTAATTGTAACGGAGCAATGGGTGATGCAAATCTGTTTATTAATGCTAACTTCGCAACAGCAATTACTGGAAACAATACAACTGGTTACTCAAAAGGAGAACTAGATGTAGCAACAGTTAATACTACTGCTTCATTAAATATGAAGGTTGTAGGATTTGATGATGAAGCTTCAGTAGCAGAAGGTGCAGTTGATAAAACTGCAGCAGGTCGATTAGCGATCGTAAAACTTAACGTTCATTATATGGACTCAACATCAGGAATATAGGAGATTAGGATATGGCTATTAATAGAGCACAGCTTGCCAAAGAACTAGAACCTGGTTTGAACGCCCTGTTCGGTTTGGAGTACGCACGCTACGAAAACGAAGCAGCTCAAATTTTTGAGCAAGAAACAAGTGACAGAGCTTTTGAAGAAGAAGTTATGTTAGTTGGATTCGGACAAGCAAATGTAAAAGCAGAGGGAGCAGCAGTTGGTTTTGATACCGCTTCTGAATCTTTCACTGCTAGATACACTCATGACACAATTGCACTAGCATTTGCGTTAACTGAAGAAGCAGTCGAAGACAACTTGTATGACAGTCTTTCAGCTCGTTACACAAAAGCCCTAGCAAGATCTATGGCTTACACGAAACAAGTAAGAGGCGCTAACGTATTAAATAATGCGTTTGCAGTCACTGGTGGAGACGGAGTTACTTTAGCTAACACTGCTCACCCAACAGCACTTGGTGGTAACTTCTCAAACAGAAGTGCTACTGACGCTGACCTTACTGATGTTTCATTAGAACAAGCGATGATTGATATTGCTGGTTTTATCGACGAAAGAGGCTTAAAAGTTGCAATGAAAGGACAGAAATTAATTATTCCTGTTAACATTCAATTTGTAGCTGACAGAATCTTAGAGTCTACTCTAAGAGTCGGTACTGCTGACAACGACATTAACGCTCTGAAAAATATGGGTATGCTACCAGGTGGTTACACAGTTAACCATTATCTAACAGATACGGATGCATATTTCATTAAAACAGATTGTCCTAATGGATTTAAACACTTCACAAGAGCTGCCCTTGCTACTGGCATGGAAGGCGATTTTGATACAGGAAACATGAGATACAAAGCAAGAGAGAGATACAGCTTTGGTTACTCAGATCCTAGATGTGTTTACGCGTCACAAGGTTCGTAAAAAATACTGGATCCTCCCAGATCAAAGAAGGCGCTTGTAAGAGCGCCTTTTTTGTTTTAAAATAGAATTTACCCAAGACTTAACAGACAACTAAAAGGAGGTTGACATGGGCACAACTACTTTCTCCGGTCCAATTAAAGCCGGAACACTAAAAGAAACAACAGGAAGTACAGTCGGTACTGATGTTGCTAATACTGGATTTGTATTAATGGCACAATCTGCAAATATTGTTTATGCTGCAGATGGCACTACAACTACTATTGCCACTTTACCAGCAAACAGTCAAATCTTTCAAATCACTTTAGATGTAACTACTGCTTTTAATGCAGGTACAACTAATACAATTGATTTTGGAGATGGCACAACTGCTGATAAATATGCAGATGCATTAGCCGCTGGTTCTCTAGCAAGAGTTCTTGCTACTTCTGATGTTTCACAAATTACAAACTTAATTGATGTAGGTACTTCAGACGTTCAAGTCGTTGCTACTTATAATCAATCAGGTTCTGCAGCATCTGCAGGTGCAGCTACGGCTACTGTATTATATTTACAAAACAGAAATCTAAGCTAGAGGTTAATAATGTTTGGTATTAAAACAAAACAATTAACTGCAAGTGGACAAGTTACCACTAAAGTATCAGCAGGTGGTAACACTCTTAGTGCACCCGCTCGGGTGGTAGGATTAACTGTTCAATGTGGTGGAACTGAAGGCAGAGTTGATTTGATAGATGATGGTGCAAGTGGCACTGTGAAATTTACTCAAGTTACTCCTGCTATTGCTTCTGGAGAAGATGAGATTCTTCAAATTAATTTTCCTGAAATGGGATTAAAATTTGATACCGATCTCTATGTTTTCTTCAATCAAGCTACAAAAGTTAATGTAATTTATGGCTGATAAACAGCCACCAAAAACAAAAAAATATTTCCGCTCCACAAAGTCTGGAGCGGGAATGACTAAAGCTGGAGTAAAAAAATATCGTCGAGATAATCCTGGTTCAAAATTAAAAACAGCAGTTACTGGTAAAGTTAAACCAGGCTCAAAGTCTGCAAATCGACGCAAATCATATTGTGCCAGAAGTGCTGGTCAAATGAAAAAATTTCCTGGGGCAGCTAAAAATCCTAATTCTAGATTAAGACAAGCTAGGAAAAGATGGAAATGTTAAATGAGAATATTTTTTTTTATACTGTGTTTTGTTTTAGTTTTTAGTGCAATAAAGAGTGCTAATGGAGCAGATACAAACACTGTCAGTTCAACTGTAGTAACTAACAATACACCACCTACTGCTTCGGCACCATCGGTGGTGGTTAATAATTCAGATATATGTAAGACAGCAGTGGCAGGCGCCGTGCAGACCCAGATTTTAGGTATTAGTAGCGGGGTTACCGTCACTGATGAAAACTGTGAAAGAATAAAATTAGCAAGATCATTATACGCATCAGGCATGAAAGTTGCGAGTGTGTCAATTTTGTGTCAAGATTCTAGAGTATGGGATAGTATGGCTATGGCAGGTACTCCTTGTCCTTACATGGGTGCTATTGGAGAAGAAGCATCAAAAGGATGGCAAGAAAATCCTGATATGATTCCAGAAGGAAGTTTTGTATTAGCTAAAATGGAACAAGAAGAAAGAAAAATTAAAAAATCAGAAGGATTAACAGATGGGCAAAAGTTGGCTAAATTTATTTTATTTGGTATGGCTATGCATTCTGGCATCGTGGCCTTCTTCCCTTAGAGCAGAATGTCCTGTTACTGCAACAGGATTATGTACTCCAGGTGTTGAAGAGACAATTGTTATAGATGAAGTTGAAACAATTGAATATGAAGCTGATGGTTATACAGTTACAACAGATACTACCACTACAACTACAACAGTAACTACTACAAACCCAGATTCAGGGGACATTTTAGATGGTGATAATGATTATGTATCATCTAAATATGAAGGGGACATGGATATTGATTGGGGTGGACAAGGTCCAGCAAACATGCCCTCAGGCAACAGCTGCTATAATCTCGGAACAGATAAGTGTGCACAAATAACCGGATCGGGTAATTCAACATCAACAATGGGTGTATCTGGTATGGGAACAACATTTATTAATACAATAGATATATCCGAACTTGATATAGAAAATGGTGGTAGAACTAATTATTCTATAAAAGTTGATAAAAGAGATCCTCAAGATCGTATTTATATGCATATTACAGGGCGTAATGGTAATACAAATATATTTCAAGGCACTGACATCTTATCTGAATCTGGTGTAACCAGTGGTTATCAAGAATACACAGGCGGATTTGATTTCGCGGGGACAATTACAAAATTAATTGTAGAGGTAGG